TTTAATATTATTTGTTCTCGCGTTCGTGATGAAAATATTTCAAGCACAAAGCCAAATATTTTATGGCTTCATGATACTTGGGATGATCCAGAATCACAGCATTTGAAGAATAAGAAAAGTCTTGATAGATTTGCTAAACTTGTTTTCGTTAGCAATTTTCAACAAGCAACGTATAATATGGGACTTGCTTTGCCTTATGAAAAGGGAATTGTATTACAGAATGCGATTGTTCCTATAGAGCCACATACAAAGCCTACAGGCAAAATCAATCTGATCTATCACACAACACCACATCGCGGACTTGAACTTCTTATTCCAGTATGCGAGCATCTTGCTGAAAGAGGAGTTGATTTTCATCTTGATGTATATTCTTCATTTAACATTTATGGTTGGCCTGGTCGTGATGAACCATATCTAACTCTATTTGATAAGATTAAAAATCATCCAAATATGACATATCATGGATATCAACCTAATGATGTTATTCGTGAAGCATTAAAGAAAGCACATATCTATGCTTATCCAAATATTTGGCCAGAAACAAGCGGCATTTCTGTTATTGAGGCAATGAGTGCTGGATGTAATGTAATCTGTCCAAATTTTTATACTCTTCCTGAAACTTGTGCTAACTTTGCGATAATGTATAATTTTAGTGAAAACAACAATGAACACGCAAATGTTTTTGCTCAAGTGTTAAAGATGGGTATTGAACATTTCTGGGACGAAGGTAATCAAAACAGACTTAGATTCCAAAAAATGTATTTTGATAATTTCTATAATTGGGACATAAGAGCGCAACAATGGATAGGTTTCCTGAGTACATTAAAGGCGTGATAAATAATACTGTGAAAAACAGCAACACGTCTATAAAAACAACTAAGGCAAAAAAGAATAAATTGCCTGATAATGTTGTATTGTTTCCTAAAATTAACAAGAATGATTTTTCACGTCTTGTTAAAGACGACAAAAATAAAAATGCTGATATTACTGTTGAATTGAGAAAGCGAATGTATGTTGAGGAATTAACTAATACATATGCTATCTTTCTGGCAAGCAAATTAGCACAAGAAGGATTTGATACAAATAGTGAAGCATTTAATAAGAATTTTAGTTTTACTGTAGAGAATTTAAAGTCAACTATTTTAGCAACAATAGGAATTCATCATCCATTACAAAAGATCGTAGAGGACGTTGTAGAACTTAAATAATAGGAATATCATGAATAAAATTGATTTGAATCTATATGCTGACTTTGTATATAATGTAACCAGTTTACCGTCAAAAAATAATGACGAGTTTAAAACTGTTATTGATAATTTAGCAGCACAAGTAAATGTGCCATTGCTTTTAACCGGTGCTATTGGAATGACAAGTGAAGCCGGAGAAGCACAAGAGATTATCAAGAAAGTAATATTTCAAGGTAAACCATTTACAGCAGAAACAAAAGAGCATTTGAAAAAAGAACTTGGAGATATTATCTGGTATTGGACTAATATGTGTAATGCGCTAAATATTGATCCGAATGAAGTTATTTCTCTAAATGTAGATAAACTAAAATCAAGATATCCTGGTGGAAATTTTGATCCGTATTATTCCGAAAATAGAAAATCGGGTGATATTTAAAGGAGACTAAAATGGCAATTGATAAGTCAAGAGTAACATTGGCCGAAATTATTGAATCGGTTGAAAAGCAAAAGTCCAAAGCAAAACAGATACAGGTACTTAAAGATAATAGTTGTTCTGAATTAAAGGCTGTTCTTGGCTTTGGTATTGATCCTGGTGTAAAATGGCTATTACCAGAGAGTGATCCTCCATACAAGCCTCTTCAGGAATCGGCTGATCAACAGGGAAGATTTTGGAATGAAACCAAGAAATTGATTTATTTTGTGGACAGTCCAGAAGGCCGCGATGTAAAGCAGATTCGTCGTGAGCAATTATTCATTCAAGTTTTAGAATCAATTGATCCTCGTGATGCCAAGCTTCTTCTTAGAATGAAGAATAAGAAGCTTAAGATCAAGAAAGAAGTTGTAAAGGAAGTATTTCCAAATCTCGCAGCGAATTGGTAATGGAAAATATTGCGTTTATAATAGGCAATGGTAAATCTAGAGAGAGTCTGGAACTAAATACTTTAAGAGGTGCAGGAACTATTTTTGGATGTAATGCCCTTTATAGAGATTTTGAACCAGACTTTCTCGTTGCTATAGATGATGGAATAATTACTGAAGTTTATAACTCAGGGTTTTCCAAAGATAAAATTCTGATACCGCCTCTTGATGAAAGATGGGAACCAGAAGAGTGCAATCCAAATCGTCCCAGAAGCAATGCTGGAATAAATGCTATGCGTGAAGCAATCAAAAAAGGCTTCACTGATTTGGTTTGTTTTGGCTTTGATTTCATTATTCAAGATAAAGATCAATCAATCTCAAATATCTATGACGGTACATCAAATTATGGTCCCGAAACAAGAGCATCTTTTTGGGACAATCCTGGTCGTATGCGATATTTAAATTGGACAATTCAAAAAAATCCAAGTACGAGTTTTATATTTGTCTTTCCAAAAGACAGTCAAGTTTGGTTGCCTAAACTAACTAATGTTTATGCTACATCTTATGACAATTTCTATTCAAACTTAAAGGAAGAGTAATGCCTTACGAATTAATCGTAAACGTAATAATTGTTATGATAATTTTTAATATCGTAAAAGGAATGATTGTACGAAAACTTAATAACATTATAGACAATGAAGATAATAAAGAACCTGTAAAATATATTGATTCGGATATAGAAGTGACCATAAACAACGAACACAATCAATTCTATGCTTGGGCAAAATCTGGAAAATTTCTTGGACAATATGAAACTTTGGAAGAATGTAAAGATAAGGTTAAAGAGATGATTTTGAAGGATTGTGGAATCAATGTGAAATATGTGCTTGACAAGTGATTGATATATCTACACATTCTTTATAGGTTAACTTATTGAAATTATTGAATATTTTTTGTCCAATTTGTATGAGTTCTTATTCGGATAAAGTATTGATTTTGTTACATATTTGACAATCGCGTAAATAGGTGATATGATGTGTCTATCTTGAATGGAGAAAGACATGCCTAAACTGAATATCTCGGAAGACGCAATCAACAAGTATCTTGACCATATTCGCTGTGACTATTCCAAGTGGATGGTTCGGTCTGGTTCTGAGAATCCTATTCGTACCGACATGATTAACCAGTTCAATGCTGGTGTCCGCTATGAGGTTGGCTCCAAATATATCAAGGTCATCATCGGGACGAGTGTCCATTCGTTTATCGTCAACACCATGAAGGGTAAGTTTCCTCTTGGTTCTATTCTCAAAGCGGCTTCTTGGAAAGCTCCTGCTACCAATTTTAAGCGTGGTTGTATTCTTGAAGAGAACTTTACCAATGTTCGCTGGACAGGAGCGATGTAATGAAGCGCAGATATAAAGACGCGGTTGAAACTCGTTCTCTATATAAATTTGAGAACGAATATTTTTCCGGTCATAAAATCTGTAAGATGCGATCTATGTCCACACTTCGTCGAATGGCAAAACGGATTATGAAAAATCCTCCTCGTATTGTGGCCCATCGCGGTGAATATTATGGTGGTCGATATCTATCATATCAATGTGATGATGGTATTTTTCTTGCCAGAAATCAACGCGAATATCTTACTCTAACGCATGAATTGGTCCATGCTATGGGATATGATTATCATGATTCCGCTTTTGTAAAGAAGTATTTTTCTCTTCTTACAAAAGTATTTCGGTTGAATAAACAGGATCTTGTCACAGCAGCACGGAAATATGGAGTCTCAATATGACGGACATTAATCAAAATGGCGCGATTCAAATCCAACGGCAATCTAATGGCATTGCTCTTGGTGATTGGGAAACTGTTCGTGGTTCAGTCTGGACTAAACCTCAGTATTTGACCACCGAAATGCGCGCAGTTCAACGTCAATGGCCTGGTTGTCGTGTCCGAACAATTGATCAAACTACAGGACAGTTGATTGATTTGCTGTTCTAAAAAAACTAAATATCAATATGAGTACGGATGACAAAGTTAAAAATCTAGAAAACACTTTCTATGATTTTGTAACTTCAGAAATGGAAAGACATAAAGCACTTACTGGATGTGATGACAAAAGTGCTGTGAAATTCGTATTGGGAATAATATTCGAGTCCATATTAAAATTATGGATTAAAGCTTATGGACATAAGTTCATGGCCGAATATTTTTACCGATACGGAGATAAAATGGTTGACAAGTCTAACAAAGACAAATAAGATGATGCTATGTACAAATACAATGAAGATGTCCTAATTCAAAATCTCAAAGAATATGTGGACTCAACATATTCACAACATTACTCACAGAACAAATATCAAGCAACAGAATTCATCATTGACTCCGGTCATGGTGAAGGCTTTTGTCTTGGTAATATTCTGAAGTACACTCAACGCTATGGAAAAAAGAAAGGAAAAAATCGTGATGACCTAATGAAGGTCTTACATTATGCTCTTATTGCGCTTCATGTTCACGATTTAGAAGAGAGTAAAAATAAATGAATACAGAAACAGTTGAACGCAAGTATATGATGGAAGCGGAAATTTATGCCGAATCTCTATTGCGTAGATTAAAACCACGAAAAGCACGAAAAGATTTTCTAAAAAGATATCCTGAACTTGAAGGGTTCTTTGATACCGTTGAATATAATATGTCACTCGATGAAGAATACTAAATTTGATAAAATTGTAAATGTGCTTCACAACATGGCAACTCACACATTACCAGTTGCTAATGCGAGCCTTGCTGCGTGTATTGTTCATAAAAATGATATCGTATCTATAGGAATTAATCAAAAGAAAACGCATCCTTTTCAAGCACAATACTGTAAGCATGAAGATGCCATATTTCTACATGCTGAAACAGATGCGATAAAAAATGCTTTGAAAGTTCTGGAAGTCAATGATCTAAAACGTGCTTCGCTTTTTGTTGTTCGTGTTACTAAAGATAGAAAAATGGCCATGGCTAAACCGTGTGAAGGATGTATGAGAGCAATCGCAAATTTTGGAATTAAGAATGTTTTTTATTCAACAAGAACATCAATGGAGCAGTTATGATTAATAAGACAAGTGGAATGAAACAAGCAAATGAAATTGTTTTGGAAACATTAAAGTCATTTACAGTTATGCCAAATACATTTATTCCATTAGATTATGATGATGTTTATCCAGAATCTATGGAATCTATGGTCAAGCAGGATATGCTAAAAGAAGGATATGATATCTCCAATAAAGAGGATATAAAGAATTTTTGGTCATCTAAACTAGATTAAAAAGGAGAATAAAAATGGATAATAGTCTGGAACAATTAAAACAGGCGCACAGAGATTTAGATACGATGATACAAGAACTTCATGAAAGACATTATCCAGATAATTATATAAAACCTTATAAACTTCAAAAGTTGACATTGAAGACTGAAATTGATAGAATAGAGAATGAACAGATTTATCCTAGACATTAATCCAGAAAAAGCAGCCCAATATCATTGCGATAAACATGTGGTAAAAATGATATTGGAAGAAGCGCAGATGCTATCAACAGCCCATCGCATTCTTGATGGCACACAATATGTGGCATATTCAGGAAGAAAAATAAAGCGATGGGCATTATCTGATGATAGAGAAAATATTCTTTATAAAGCAACTCATGTAAATCATCCATGCACACAATGGTCAATCCAAACTTCGTCTAATTACAAGTGGGGATTTCTATTATTCACGATGTTACTTCAAGAATATACATTCAGATATGGCAAACATCATAAATCGGAAGCATTGATTCCATATTTACAGAATACACCAAATAATATTTCTGTTGGTAAATTGACTAATTTTCCGCAAGCAATGCCCGTTGATTGTAAAGCAGAAAATTCTATTGACGCTTACAGAAATTATTATATAAACTATAAAAAATCTTTTGCTAAATGGACAAAACGAGAAACTCCTGATTGGTTCACATGAAAATTTATCTCGCAGGCCCTGTTGATAATTGTTCTTCGCAAGAACAAACTATGTGGAGA